AGTACGGATATGACGGGAAAAACGTGGCTCTTGCAATAGCGGCTAAGACAAGCGATGACAGAGTGTTTGTCGAAGTGGTTGATTGCAGGCCGATTCAATCCGGAGATGCATGGATTATTGATTTTTTAAGTAAAGCAGATATTGAATCAGTAGAGGTGGATGGAGCAAGCGGACAGAACATACTGGCACAGGATATGAAGGATGCCAAGTTAAAAAGTCCGAATCTTCCGACCGTCAAGTGGGTAATTTCTGCGAATGCCGGATTTGAACAGGGATTGTATGCCGGCAAGATATGCCATATGGGTCAGGAATCGTTAAGCCAGGTCGCAACCAACTGTGAAAAGCGAACCATTGGAAGTCAAGGCGGTTTCGGATACAAGGCTATCAACGAGGATATGGAAAGCGCACTTCTGGACAGTGTTATATATGCCTACTATGCATGTGCTTCTGCAAAACCAAAGAGAAAACAAAAAGTGTATTACTGATTAGAGCACCGAAAGGTGCTTTTTTCATACACAAAAATGACGTGACACTACGGTTAAAAGTGGGAAAGGAAAAGAATTATGGAATTCAAAGCAATTGAAACACAGGAAGAACTTGATCGGATTATCGGAGAGAGACTTACCAGAGACAGAGAAGCCAGGCAGAAGGAACTGAAAGAAAAATACGGTGATCTGGAAGAACTGGTGAAATCAAAGAAGGCTCTGGAAGATGAAGTCGGCAAACTGAATACTCAGATCAAGGAACAGACAGAAAAGTATGCATCATTTGATACCCAGCTTGCAGAAATGCAGACGAAGGTAAAGGATTACGAGACCGCGTCGGTAAAACAGCGGATTGCACACGAGTACGGAGTTCCTTTTGAAATAGCCGGAAGACTCACCGGTGAAACCGAAGATGAGATCAGAACAGATGCGCAGACGATTGCGAAATTTTTGAAACAAAAGGATGCACCGCCTCTTGGTTCAACCGAACCGGCGGAAGCAACCGGAAAAGATGCAGCATATAAACAGCTGCTTAACAATCTGAAAGGAGATTAAAAAAATGGCAAATGTATTATCCAAAGGCTCCCTTTTCCCTGCGGAGCTCACTAATGAAATGTTTAACTTAGTAAAGGGAAAATCTTCCCTGGCAAAATTATCGGAGCAGAAACCGATTCCTTTTAACGGAACCGAGATGTTCACATTCAACTTCGATAAGGAAATCGATATCGTTGCTGAGAACGGAACGAAGTCGAACGGTGGAGTTTCCATTGCACCTGTTACCATTGTCCCTCTTAAGGTTGAATATGGTACGAGAATTTCCGATGAATTCATGTACGGAAATGAGGAAGTTCAGCTTCAGTACCTTCAGGCATTTGCAGAAGGTTTTGCCAGAAAAGTGGCAAGAGGTCTTGACCTTATGGCATTCCATGGTGTTAATCCGAGAACCATGGCTGCATCTGCTCTTATCGGCAACAACTGCTTTGAGAAGGCTGTTACCCAGAAGGTAATTAGAACCGACAATGCAGATACTGATGTTGAGAGCGCAATTGCTCTTGTTCAGGACAATGAGGAGGATGTAACCGGTATGGCTATGGCGCCGGCATTCCGTTCTGCGCTTGCAGCGCTTAAGAAGGAAAACGGAGATAAGTTATATCCCGAACTTGGATGGGGTGCTGCTCCTGGATCCATTAACGGACTTCCTATTGATGTCAACAGCACGGTTTCCGCAACTGTGGCAAGTCCTGCAGTAAATAATAACCAGGCAATTACCGGAAACTTTGCGGATTACTTCCGTTGGGGCTATGCAAAAGAGATTCCCATCGAGATTATCGAATACGGTAATCCGGACAACGATCCTGATGCAGGTGATCTGAAAGGACACAACCAGGTATATATCCGTGGCGAGGCTTATATCGGATGGGGAATCCTTAAGGCAGATGCATTCGCGAGAATCGAATCAAACCCCTCGTGAGTCCCACTGTAGAAGCCGAAGATGGTGGGACTGAAATTTTCGGCACACTCGTCAGCGATATGCAGACAGATGTAACCGTTACCGGGAAGAAAATAGCCGGTACGCTTAAGTACCTGACAGAAGGTGCGCTTCCTGATTATTGGGGAGCAGGAAACTTCCTGGCACTCAAATTCACGAATAACGATGAAGCGGTAACTTCCATCAAGGTTGGGCTTGTACCTTCCGAAAGTGGAATGGAGCCCGTGGAACTTGACGAGGACATGAACGGCGCATTCCAGATAAACGACAAGGATAATCAGAAACTTGTGGTGATTTCTGAATCCGCTGACCATACAAAGACAGATTTTTATGATTTGTCCGGGTTAGAATTGGAGGGCGCAGAATGAGTGTAATGATTGGAAGCAGACCGAAGAAAGGGCAGGAGGGGACCACTCCTGCCAAAACTTCGGGAAAGACGAAAGAAACAGGCACAACGGTTAAAACGAAGAAGGGAAAGTAAGGAAGAATGAATTACGCAACGGTTGATGACATGACAGAATTATGGAGGCCTATGACGGCAGAAGAACAGGAGCGGGCCGCAGCATTGCTTACAACTGTTTCTGCGGAACTGCGTTTAAGGGCAAGAAGAGTAAAGATGGATTTAGATGCTCTGGTATCCGAAGATCCGGATTATGCAGAGGTGGCGAAATCCGTAACTGTTGATGTTGCTGCCAGAGCGTTAATGACTTCGACTGATTCTGAACCTGTGACACAGATGAGCCAGACAGCCGGAAGTTATTCGGCTCAGGCTACCTTCTTAATTCCGGGCGGCGGATTATTTATCAAACGATCCGAATTGGAACGGTTGGGAATTCGCCGTCAGCGGTATGGCGTAATAGAAGTATTTAACGAGGGAACGGAAGAATGATAAAGGGAACGACGATAACTTTAATCGCAAAGGTACAAACCGGAACCGATCCGTTTCGTCAACCGATTTATGAAGATGCAGAGATTTCGGTGGAAGACGTGCTGGTTGGCCAGCCCACAACGGACGATATCCAGAATGCACAGACTGTATATGGAAAAATCGTAACGTATGTGCTTTGCATTCCGAAGGGGGATACAAATACCTGGGAAGATGCAGAGGTTATTCTTCCGGAACCTTTTGGCGGAAGATATAAAACAATCGGGCGTCCAACCGCATTGATTGAATCGAATATTCCAAAGAGCATCAAATGGAATAAGCAGGTAAAAATCGAGAGGATTACCGGATGAAAGAGGTCGAAGTGAAACTAAACAAATCAGGTATTGTCCAAATTTTGAAAAGCGAGGAAGTTTCTTCTGCTGTAAGAAGTCTTGCGGAACAGGAGGGCGAAATCTACAAAGAATTCAAAGGAATTGACCGATATCATGTTTTCGTTAAGAAGAAAGGCGGGAAAGAATGATTGAAGATATTATCTTGAGTTTGGAAGAGGTACTCAACGTTCCGGTACGGCTTGAGTTTCCGGAAATTAATGCAACAACCAAAGAACCGAAGCGATTCGTTGTATTTAAGGTTGCAGAACGTCAGAAAGCGGATTTTATTGATGCGGTTACGATTGAATTCAATTCATATGCAGAATCAAAATATCAGGCGGCCATGCTTGATAAAGCAGTACGACATGCGGTGGAAGGATTGATAGAGAATAACCAAATCAGTTCTGTAGAATTTGGCGGAGGAAGTTCCGGAGATATTCATGACGAAACCATGAAGCAATACCGTTACAGATGTTATTACAATTTTTATTATTTTGAGGAGGATTAAAAAATGGCAAATGATGCGAATTTAGTATCTACAGGGAAACCGAAAATCACCGGTGCGATTCACTGGGCACCGAGAGGAACCACGGTTCCGGATAGTGTAACTGATACACTCGATGCTGCATTTGTTGATCTCGGATACTTATCCGAAGATGGAGTAACGCTTAGCAGAAGCAATGCTTCTATCAAAGCATGGGGCGGAGACGATGTAATCGTTATTCGTGAGGAATCCGTTAAGATCAACCTTCTTCAGTCGAAGGATGTGGCTGTATTGAAGCTTGTATTTGGCGATGACAACGTACTTGTTGATGCTCAGACCGGAGAAATCACGGTAAAATCCGCAGCAGATTATTCACAGGCCGGTGTTCTGGTTATTGATATGATCATGCGCGGCGGCATTGCAAAGAGACTTGTGGTTCCGAAAGCAACCGTTTCTGAGGTTGG